GGAGAGCCAGACGGCCCGCCATGTTGCGCTCTTCGGTAGCGGAGACGTAGCGCTCAAGCTGCTGAAGCTCGTCCTTGTACAGTCCGTATGAGATCGGGCTGGCAAGGATGAGGTCCACATCGCCTTCGGGGGCGAACTGCTGGCAGTCGATCAGAAGCTGCTGCATCTTCTTCAGGCCGTTGGCCGCGAAGCTGCCGTCCTGCACTTGGTTCTGCCAGGAGGTCAGGAACGCGGTCTTGCTGATGCCGCCGACCGTGTTGCCCTGCGACCCGAAGGCAGCCTCCTCGAACCAGCCCGTCGCGGCGTCCAGACCGTTGAGAGTCTGAAGGTCGGTAAGGATGGTCGAGCTGCCCGCGATGATCTGCTTCTCGACCTCGCGCTTGAACATGCCCATCGTCTGCTTGAGGCGAGCCTCGGCAATACGGATGATGGCACGCTCACCCTTGTTGCTCAACTCCTCCTTGCGGGTGATGACGATGGGCGCAGCCGCGTCACACCACGAATAGGAGGCAGTCCGCAGCGGGTCTTTGACTGCCAGAGAGACAGCCTCGTAGCCCGTTGACAGCTGGGTGATGGTGGAGTGATCGGTCAGGATGACCGGGGCGTCGATGTAGCTTCCGCCATCGACTTCCTCGACATTCCCCAGCGTGTTCACTGCGTTCAGCAGCGGGATGATGCGGAAGGTGTTGTCAACCTCCCGGTCCCGCAGGATCCGCAGTGTACTGGCAAGAATGTCGTTCTGAACACCAGTGGTGACCGGCATTGTACGACTCTCTTCTTGAGGAAAGTGAATGAAGCAGGCGTGTCCGCTACAACGGGGCCAACCGGCCGCGGCGTATCCCGAGGGGTCCGCGAGTGGTCAGCCACACTGTAGCTTAACCGCGTGCAGCCTTCAAGGTGTTGTAGATGTCTACAGCCGACATTGACCGTAGATCCGGTGAGTTGATGACGGGCGTGCCGGGTTTGACCCCACGGTCTACAACACCGGCGGCCCTTCTCGCAGCACGACGCTCAAGGTCTTTGCGCTCCTGTGCCACCTGCTTCTCCGCGTAAAGCAGTTTGCCCTTCACCTGCCAGTACGCCGCCTCAAGGGAGATGTTCTGGTCGGCTTTGAGAGCTGCGCTCACACCCGCCTTTACGGCCGGGTCGGTCAGCAGGTCAGGGTGCTCGGACTTGAAGCTCTCATACTTAGCCACGCGCTCGGTGTGCTCATGCTGCTGTGACAGCGGCTCAAGCACTTCCTTCAGGCGCTTGGCTACCTTCGCCTCAATGGCAGCGGCAACGTGCTCAGGGTTGAACGGGTCGAAGTCTGCCGGTGCCCTGTCCGCCTCGGCAGCTAGCTGCTCGATCAGCCCGCTCTTGGTGAGCGCGTTGTTCTGCGCCTCAAGCCGCTTGCGCTCCTGAGACAGCTCTTGAGTTTTCTTTGTAAAGGCCTTCCGCATCTCAGCCATCGCGCGCTGAACTTCGGGAGGCTGAGAAGAGTAGATGCTGTCCCAGGACTCACCTTCGAGAAGGCCCTGCTCTTCCTGCTTGGGCTGCTTGGCCTTCTCAGCGGCGATGCGCGCCTGCTTCTTCTCATAGGCGTCAAGGAGGTTGTTGACCTCGGCCTTGTACTTGTCCCCGCTCTGAGGGTTGCGGTGGCCCGCGTTGTCGGGAGTAGCCGCAGCTACCTCGTCGCGAACCGCCGTGTCCGTGTGTGTGAGCACGGGTGCGGTGTTGTCAGACATCAGGCACGCTCCATGAACATCTGTTCCTCTGAGGGTTTGGTCATCCCTACCTCGGCCTCCATGCCCTGCGGCTCGGACAGCGCCTTCTTAAAGGCCGCTGACTTTGCCAGGGCATCGAGCTTACCGGCGAGAAGAGCGAGGCCCCTGTCGTCGGCAACACCGTCCAGCGTGATGCTTACGCCAGAGCCAGTCTCTTCCGCGGCGTCGGCCATCATCGCCAGCCCGCGAACGAAGTCAACCGGGAGCATGGTCTGGTCCCCGTCGAACATCGGGTAGTCGCCGGGGAAGCCAGCCACTTCCAGCGTGGCGTTAAAGCTCTTCACCAGTCCGTTCAGTGCGGACTTGCTGAAGCGGCCCTTTACGGTCGGGAGCATGTCGTCCGCGGACTCCTGAAGCATGTCCGCGCTCTCGCCGTAGTCTTCCATGATGTCCATCTCTTCGGCCATCTCAAACCTCCGGGTTGGGGAATGTCTCTGCCATCGCTATCGCGGTGGAGCCTGTGTCACTGAGGACGCGCTGGAACTTACTCATGTTCTTGTCGTGCTGCTCCTGCTCGCGTGTAGCGCGAGAGACTTCAGCCTCGACTTCACCGTCTTGCAGTTCTCGCAGGCCCTTGGCTTTCATCACCCGCTCGCGATGGTTCTTGTCGCGCAGCGTCATGTTTAGCCCGCGGTCGTGGTAGCCATCCCACTTGGTATCACCCCATGACCACGCAGTCTTAGCCGGCATAGAGACAATAATGCTCGCGTGCTGTCCGCACCAGCAGACGACTGTATCAAGCCGGCTCTCGTACTTGCGAAGCTCAGTGATGAGGTGCCCGGAGCGGCACTTGTACTCGTAGAGGGGCATCAGACAACTCCTCCGGGCGGAAGAAGAGGTGCGATGTTGGCGGGGCTAGGTGCGGCCATCGCCGCCATCGGGTTCGGAGGCTGGGCTCCTCCTGGTGTCGGTGCTCCTGTCGGAGCAACCGGCGGCGTGGGCGGCACTGCTTCAGGCAAGAAGTCCTCCGGCAAATCATAAGCACGGACAAGAGACTTGAGAATGGTGTCGTTGCTCACGCCTAAACTTTGTAAAAGAGGGATGAGGTTCGTTAGCTCCTGCTTCTTCACTGAGTCAGACATCGGGGTCGAACCGCTGTCCTGCGCGAAGAAGCTGAAGTCCCCTCGCAGGTCATCGGGTGTGACCACCTGCGACTTCCCGCCCAGCCGTACCACTACGTCGCCGTCATCCATCAGCGTCGCCAGCATGACCACATAGGTCTGTGCTGCCTGCGCGATGGCCGCATCCCGCTCGCGCGCCTGCCTGCCAATCTCGCTGGCGCTGTACGCTGCCAGTGCGGTGACCTCTGTGGCCGTGGCCTTGGTCGCCTGACCCCGCGTGAACGGCGCCATGACGGAGCCGCGGCTGAAGTCTGACTCCACCTGCTGCTCATAGGTCTGTAGCTCTGGAGGCGTGGGCGTGTGCGGTACAGGCGCGATGGCTGATCGAAGGTCTTGGCCGGGAGACAGCTCTACTTGGATGAACTCCCCGTCCTGGCCCTGGGCGATTTTCGCCATGCTCTCAGGGTCAAGAAGACCGGAGGCTACCATCCACTGCCGCGCTGCTTTACGGATGCCATTTGCCTGGAAGGTACGGATGGTGTTTATTTCTACGATTTGGTCATAGACCCTACGCAGCGCGCTGTACCCCCGCAGCGGCTCGTCCGGTTCCCGGCTCATGTAGATGGGGACGATGGGAACTACCGGCTTACCGGATGCAGTCATGAACGGGATGCCGTCGAACTTCTCCTGCTCAAGCTCCTCCTCGTCCTCGGCCACACCGACATCCAGCACTACGCCGTCATACAGGAACTTCTCCCCGTTCTTGAAGTCGGGGCTCCAGACAAACATCTTTTCTTTTACGAGGTCATAGAACTCAATGACAAGGATGAAGTCTGCCACTGGCTCGGTGATGCTGTCCTCATCACGACGGTACGCGGGGGTGTCGTCTGCATCCTGTCGATCGATATAGCGGGCGAACGTCCGCTTGCTGTACTGCTTGTTGCCGTACTTGCGCTTGGCCTCTGCCAGCGGGAGGTAGTAGCGATGCCCGATGAACCGCTGGGTAGCCCAGGATGTAGCGGCGTCATCAACGATGATGTCCCACGGTCCAACCGGGGTCATATCCACACGACGGAGAACATCGGGTGTGTCGTTGGCGCACAGCTTCATCGCGCTGAAGGGGTAGATGAGCGCCAGTCTTAGGGCGTCCTCGATCTCGCGCCGTGTATGGAGGAGCCAGTTGTTAGCGACCTCCTCTGTC